TCTTTGATTTCATTATTTACTAACATAAGAAGAGCTACAACAGTTTCGATCATTGGCCATTACCATTTTTATATACTATCTCTCTGTTGGCATCTTTTAATTCTTCTACATCTACTAATAATTTATTGATCTGACCTTCCATAAATTCTATTTTTAATTTGTTACTCATGTTCATTTCAATATTTTGTTGTAATTTCTCCACCTGTTTATAGAGATCTTCGATCAACATGAATTGCTCAGAATCCGCGGGCAATGAACCTAATTGTCCACGTGGCCATTTTATTCTAAAGTCTGTGTTCTCTGTTAAATCTTTCTCCATTAACTGAAGTCTAGTGTCTGCAATATTAAGACGTTCTACAATTTGAAAGTAACCCATGGTGCCAAGTGCTACGATTACGATCAAACTAACAACCGTTTTCATAGGCATTTGCACGGCTGCCTCTTCTCCGATATGTAGTGGTTTATTACTCATCTTATGATTTTATCACCCATAAGTTTGATGTCAGGATTTTCTTTTTTATAATCTTCTTTAATTGAATCCCAGTAACTTCCATCAGGTTTAATAATTTTATCATCAAGAATTACTATACCAGAACATTTAGAAACCAAAAGTTTGAAGTTAGGATTTCTGCTTAAAGTGGGGTTTTTATTGACTTTTCCGCACATTTTCATGAGCTCTAATTGTTGTTTTAGCTCCATATTTTCTTGTTGAACATCTTTAAATCTTTTTGTACAGGCTGAACCTAGATAGTGTCTCCAAGTTAATCTTAACGACCTATCATCAGAAGGACTAGTATAATTATTATCGGCATTAAAATGCCTATAACTGTTTTCTGAATCTCTTTGTTCGACTGATAAGCTGAGATCACCAGTGCTACAAGTATTAGTACCATTATTAAGATACTCATTTCTACTATGCGCTGGTCCACCAAACAAAGCTAGTAGAGTTAACATAATTATTAGTATCGCTGTAAATCTGTAATCCATCCTGGCTATCTCCATAATACATCCTAATAATTAATTTCCCGGTTAAGATCTTTAATATCATAACTGTGTTCTCTAACTTGATCAGCTAATTGTCTATATAAATTTTCTGCCATCTGCCATGTTGCTTCAGCAGAAGATAGTCTTGTATTAATATCTGTAATATTTTTTTCTAATACACCTACGTCTCTTTCAAGATTAGTAAGTCTTAGCTCATTTTGATTAATAGTATCTGTTAAATTTACAATGTAACGTACACCCGTAAATGTCCCCACTAAAACTGAAGCCACTACAGGTACCATTACTATGTTTTTTTTTAACAAATCTACTAGGTTCATATTGCATCCTTACGTTAACCAACTAATAATTTTTTTCCACCAAGTGTTCCCTGATGCCTGACTCAAACTGCAATCACAGTGAGCACATTTGTTAATACCTTCATGCACGTGGTGACTTATTTTGTGTCCACAAAATTCACACATCTTTGCTTGTGGTTGTTTAATCATTTTTCTTCTCCTCTGTTTTGTAGAACATTTTATTAGAATCTTCTGTTAACCAATCTTTGTTTTCTACATTCCATCTTGTAGTTTGAACTCTATAGTCCGGCACTTCTCTATCAGTAGTGTAATTTGGAGCATCCCACAATATTCTATTATTAGGTTGCGCTGCATAATTACCATTATCTAAGGCAAGTATGTGAGCACACTTGTGTTCCGCTGGAATTTCAGAATGCTCGGTATCGAGTATATTACTATCTGGATGTCCCCAGTCAACAGTAAATAAATATTCGAAAGGGTAATTTATTTTGTCTTTACCAAAGTATTTGCCTCGTTTTCCTCTTAAAAAACTAAAGCAATGAACACTAGGATAATAACTAAAACAATTCCATAATTGAAGATTGTCGATTGCGATATCTGGTACGTCTTTTCTGTCAAATTTTTCTTGAAAAAACGCTGATATAGGTAAACGCCAAAAGCATGCACCATTTGGTAGCATAATGTTAAATAAGAGAGCGCGATCTGTAATAGAGACCACACTAAAGATGCAGCAGTCAACAGACTCTCCTTGATGTTTTTCCAGGTCATAAAGATACTCCTTCCGTATTTTACAATAAATTGGTGGTATGTCCGCATTTAAATAAGCCATAATTTATCACTTTATACTACCCCAATTTGGTCCAGATTCATAGTCTACCTTATTGGGTATTTGTAAGTCAACTGCATTTTCCATTATATCTTTTATTTTTGCAGCTTCTAAATCATTTATAACAGATATATCAAGTTCATCATGTATCTGTATATGCGGTGTAATACCCTCCTTATAAAGTTCTATCATAGCTTTCTTAGTCATGTCAGCTGCACTACCTTGAATTAATTTATTTAATGCTTTGTAAGTAAAAGCTCTACGATGACCATTCTCGTGCCAGTAATTTTTTTTAGGATTACCATCTTTGTCTTTAACAATGTTTCCTTCCTCATCTAATTCATGTGGTCCCATTGCTTGAAGCTCTAACATTCTTTCATGATCTTGTGCAGGTACAAACCTACCCCAGTCATTACCTTTTAGTATTGGTTCGTATTTTGGAAATCTACATTTTCTATTTAAAATAGTTTTTATCTTACCTTGTTTCTGAGCAGCACTCATTAATTGATTTGTTAATTGTTTTACAAAAGGAACTTTAGCATGATAGGTATCAAATAATTCTTTAGCTTTATCTTTAGATACACCCAACTCTGCTTCTAGTTTAGCTTTACCCATACCATAAAACAAACCAAGGTTAATTACCTTGGCCTGACTTCTTGGAATCTTTGCCATGTCTGCAACAGTTTGGTGAAAGTCTGCTTTTGGATCATTATCATAAGCGTCTGCAATTTTATTAACTGAAGCTAATCCAAATCTTAACGCGTACTCTGTAACTAATCTTGGCTCCTGTTGCGAGTAGTCAAACGTACCCCACTTGCAACCTTCTTCAGGTAAGAATAAACTTCTTATTAGTGGTCCTGTGTTTGGATCCTTAGCTGGAATTTGTTGTAGGTTAGGATTAGAGTAACTAAATCTACCTGTAACTGTACCACCATCATCAGATCTAATTTGATTTATTTCCGCATGGATTCTACCTTTGTGCTCATGTCTTAAAATTGTATCAATGAATGTTGTATTGACCTTGTTTATTTTTCTAGCTTCTGCTATCATTTGAATTATAGGATGCTCATGATTAGAAAGGAAGTTTTTTGTAAATGAAGGTGCACCAGTTTTTTCTGTTTTCTCAAAAGGTAATTTTAAATGTTCAAAAACTTTTTGGATACTACGTGCAGCCCATATTTGAGTTTCTACTCCTGTCTCTATTTTTATTTTGTGGATCAGTCGTTCTTCTTGTGTTGTTAATTCTTTTTTTAATTGATTCGCTCTTGTCACGTCTACCCGAACCCCTAGGAAACGCATATCGACCAAACAAGGAAAAAGATCAGTCTCTAAATTAAATATATCTTCACAGTCTTCTTCTTGTAATAATTTTTTTACATACTGCCAAAGTTTAAAAGTTAGTTCAGCATCTTTTTCAGCATAAGCTCCTACTTCACTTGCAGGTAATTTCCACATCTCTGCTTTTGGATCTAGTCCTCTAGACTTTGCAGCTTCGTTCAAAGCTTTTTCATTCTTACCTTCGTTAAGATAAAACCATGACAAAGCATTTAATGTGTATGCAAATCTATTCTCATCTAAAACAGAACACGCAATCATTGTATCTACGATTAAACCATTGATTTTTATACCTAAATTACGTATCCAACATACGTCATACATTGCGTTATGAAATATTTTTGTAGCTGGACATTCACAAATATCTTTAAACCATTCTAAAGTTTTAGTTCTACTCATGTTAGGTCCTTCACCATGAGCTATTGGAAAATACCATTTGTCATTAAATGTAGCTACAGCAATACCAACAACTTCACCATTACCTGTAACCGCACCTGATCCTTTTGATTTTAAATCAGGATCTCTTGTTTCTAAGTCGATTGCAATCTCATCATAGTCTCTTAGATCAGGATATTCAGTGGGCTGTACCCATTCGGTTTGTGTTAAGTATTTAGGTATTTTCATTTTTGTAATACGTATTTCTTTGCTACTATCTTATTTAATTTATCTTTATTACTAAATGCATACAGAGCTGCATCATAAGTATGAGGAAATATTTCCCAGTCAACTAATCTACCATAAATTTCTAAACGAAACTTATGTTTGTTTACCGTAATATTTTTAGCTTTAAAATTTCTGTTAGGCATTATTTTTTCTTTTTCATATCACTCATTTTTAACATTTCTAATTGACAGTAGTGTACAATCTTTTTAAGATCTTCCACTCCTCCCTTTCGCTGATAACGACAAACGTATTTCACAACATTGCCTTGGAAGAACGAAAGATCATTTTTAGAAATGAACTCGTATGGTTGAATAGG